ATGCATAGGGGGGTCAATTTTGGGAGACCCCTCCCCCCGTACCTTGATCGTGCGGGCAAAAAGAGAGAAGACTTGTAGTCAAGCCGTGTGGCGGCCCGAGACCAGTTGGGGGAAGATCCAGTATCGGTTGGGGGGACAACCGTCTGAATCAGAAACTGGTCTCGGACCTGTCACGAGAAGGTGCTATTCCTCGGATGATTGAGGTTCCGAAGGTTTAGCTACCTTGATGTGGAAACCCGAAAAGTTCTCGGTGACGATGGTATCGATGGCATCCTCTCCTGCCTGATCGTCGACCTGATCACTCTCTCCTCCTGTGTCCCTTACTGTCCGGCCGAGGAGGGCGAGGGAGTGGTACCCCTCTTGGGTGTCCCATGCCAACCACTGATCCCACTGTGTCCATGGGTTGTAGGGGTTGTCGGTAGTACTGAGAAGGTGCTCTGAACTCATGACCCGTCACCTGCCAATGCGGATCGGAGCGCATCCACCGAGACACCGAGCTGATCAGCTACCTCAGCAAGGGTGTGCTTGTCGTCGATGAGCATGAGCCTTGCTCGGTTCAGGTCAGTGGTGCTCATGGTCGGCTTCTCTCTAGGAGTAGCCAGAGCCTTGACCTTCTCCACGTCAGTGTTGTCCAGGATCTGATTGAGCTTGCTCTTGGTGATGGCACCAGCCTGGATGGCTTCCCACTCACGGGGTTCGATCTTGACCAGATCTTTCTTTGCGCCTACACGTACACGCGCATCCTGAAGTTCCTTAGAACGCAGCTTCTTGATCTCTGCCGCATCCATGTCAGGGTTGACGTCCTTCCTCAAACGGAACCGGGCATTAGCGATCACCTGGGCCTGTCGTTCGAGGGGCGCGTTACGAAGAGCATCCCGTAGCTTGGCATCGAGCATCTTGACCTCAGTCGCGTATGCCTTGTTGGCTGAGGGGGAGTACTCAATGTCCTTGGCTTTGTGCTGGGCTTTGCGAGCCTCGTTGGCGAGGTTCTTCAACCTGTTCGAGTGTTCAGCGTAGATCACCTCAATCGGAGTACGAGCATCCGACACGAGCGAGTGCGCATCGTCAGTGTTGGCGAGCTTCTCGATCCTGATGGTCTTGGGGGTACCGTTGTAATACTCGGTTCCCGTCTCCACGTAGACCCGTTTACCCGTAAGCGGATCGATCGGACCGCCTTCCTTTGCAGGACGGGGCTTACGATCCGGGATCCGTGTCTCAGAGCTGGCCCTAGAGATCAAGGTGGATGCGCCACCCTGAGGACCCCTCTGATACTTCTTCATGAGCTGCGAGATGCCGTTGTCCCGAGCCGAGGCCTTCCAGTCAAGCCCGTGCTTCTCCGCATCGATGACCACCATGGAATGGCGGACAGCCCGAGCAATCTCATCATTGGGAGCACCCTTGATGGTCATGTCGGTGATGAGGTTAGACACTAGACCCATCTGCATGGCCTTGGTCTTGGCGTTCATCTTGGGGATTGAACTGCCCTCAGGGATCTTATACTTCTGAGGATCGAACCCCTTCAGGCCGGCAAGAGCAGGCTCGGTCTGGATCTTCCCGTGGTTGTTCGGGATAACAAGAACCGTGTCGCCATCGAAGTCTGCACCAGAAAGGCGTTCGGCAACGCTGCTGTGGATGCCGATAGCGTCAGGCGCATTACCTAGAAGCTTCTTAGCTTCAGGGTGACGGTTATTCACCGTGAGTTCAGGGATCTCGAACTTGCCACCGTGAGGGAAGCGGACCAGAACCACACGCTCACCGTCGTTGAAGGTGGGCGCGTAGACCTCTTTCTTGTCCATCGAGTTGATGGGCAGTATGACCTTGGTCTTCTGGCGAGGCATCTGCGCGGCCTTAAGGTGAACCGCGGAAGCATCTGCTGAGTCAGCAAACTTCTCCAGTAGGTGCTTCTTCACAGTCTCATTGGTGAGACCCATGATCTCGTCGAACTCACGCTGCTTGCTCTCGTAAGCCATGTCGAGTTGGTTCTTAGCCAGGGCAGGCTTCTGCTTGGACAGCATCTGGGAGGAGAGGTTACGAGACCACTCGTCCCACTTCCCCTCCTCGTTGACGATGTTCATCACCGATTCGACTTTTCGTCGACCGAAGGAGTCGCGGACGAACGTTCCGTCAGGATGCTTCGCGTAGACCTGGTCTCGGATGTTAGATCCGAAAGGGTCTTCCTTGCTGATCTCACCAGTGATCTTGTCGGTCTGCATCTTCTTCATCGCATCGAGCTTGTTACCGGTACTCGACTTGTTTGTGTTGAAGACTAGATCAACGCCAGGCGGGAAGTCCTTCTCCTGGCCATACATCGCCATACCCTTAAGGTAGTGTGTGCCGTCAACGGCTACACGAACCTGGGCATAGCGAGAACCACCGAGAGCGACGTCGTTCACGCCAGGTCGGACGTAGATCACGCCGTCCGCGTCAGTCCCGCCTTCTTCCGCATAGCGAACCTTGACCCGCTTAGAGCTGATCGAGACAGGGGGCTCGATACGGTCGTAGGAACGGCCGTTATCGGTAGACCTGAGAGTGGCGGGCACGATCTGGTCACGGTTCTTCCAGACCTCGCTGTAGGTGGTGTCAGGGGCAGCAAGCACCTTGAGAGTAGTGCTCTTACCGGTACCGAGTTGCTCGATCGGGACGTAGTGAAGGGTGTAGCCCTCATCCTCGAGGAGACGACGAGCATCTCTGAGCTTCTCGCTGCTGATTCCAAGGTGGAGCTCTACGCCCTTGCCTACGTCAACATACTTCTTCGCTTCGACTTGCTGACGGAGCATCTCGGACGTGGCCTCAAGGATATTCTCCTTGTCCTTACGGCCCGGCTTTAGGAGGTTTCCGACAGTGGTGTCCGGAATACCCATCTTTCTGCCGATAGCGACGTTCGACATGCCCTTGTCCTTGAGCGCCTGAGCCCGACGAATCTGCTCCTGGTTGTGAGCTTCCTTCGCCATGGCGACAGTAGTACGGAGCTGAGATGTTGTCATATCAAAGCCCTTGGCGATATCGGTATCGCTCAGACCCTGCTTGCGCAAGTCCTTTATGGTGCTCTGGAAAGAAGCTGCCCGCTCGTGCGGAGTCTCCCCAGAACCCCAAGGGTAGCGACCCGATTTCCGCTTGATGCCGTAGTGCTCGACAGCTTCGGGGTCGTCGTCCTTGATCACCACGCCGGAGATGGCGTTGTGGTCGTCCTCGTTGATGATCAAAACAGTTCCCCCGATCTCCGCTTGTCGACGATTGCGTTCGCATATTCGAGTCTGTCGTAGACATACCCCAGGTGCTCACGATCGAGTTCGTAGATTCGAACATCATCACCTTGGTAGATGCGAAGTTCGCCTTCGATCTCGAACGGCCTGAACCGATACTCGTGGCAGAAGTACCCGGCGTAGACGTACAACTGATCCTCGGACGTCTTCGTTACTCCAGACTTGTAGTCGTGGATTCGAAGAAACCCTGCGAACTTCGGATGACTGATATAGGGCTCAAACCCGATCGTGTCAGCCGTGCCGTAGGCGTGGATCGTGTAGAACAGAAGTTGTTCTGGCGTCATCTCGTAGTCGAGAGCGTGATTGATGTACTCGCTCAGTACATCGTGGTCCTCAGGCTGCCTACGGCCTAGCTGAATCGCTTCCGCGGCCCAGGCATGAAGCCTGGTACCCCGTGCAGCCGCTGAGGCAGTGTTCAGACTCTCTATCAGCTTCTCGTCGGAGTACCTAAGCCAGTGGTGTTTTGAGGCGCTCAGAAAGGCGTGTGAGCCTTCGAGCCTCGGGTGGGATCTAAATCCCGTGAAGCGCTCGTTCGAGAGCACTGAGCACGTCCTCTTCGTTAGAAGGATAGATAAAGGCAGCGAACGACATCTGGTTCAGCTTCCGGACGTAGTAGTCCTGGTTCGGCTGCACAGGTGCGTGTTCGCTGACTTTAACCTCAAGAAAGGCGTACCGGTCTTCGTGGAAGATCACGAGGTCCGGTACGCCTTGGAGGTAGCCAGGGTCGTTCTTGAGAATGAGGCAGTCGGGAAACAGAAGCCGAAGCTTTTTGATCAGCTCCGACTGGTACTTAGCTTCCGTCATGCGTCACTCCCTTCACGGTGAAAAAACAGAGGCTTGTTCTATCCCTTCTATCATATC